CTGTCAAAACCAATGCGCAATCTGGCTGCATCAACGCCGGCGTCCTCGATATGTAGCTTTGCACCAACTGTAGTAGCGCCAATCCCGACGTTGCCTGAGGCATCAACAAACAACCGCCCAGTGCCATTAGTCGAGATGGCTACTTGGTCTGCGCCGGGGCGATAAATACCAGTATTCGGGTCGCCGTCGAAACTGATGCCCGGTGCTCCCGCCGAACCAGAACCAGCGTTCTCCATCAGGTCGGCAATGCTGACCTTCTTCGTTACGTCGCTCGTAACGTCAACAATGGGAACAACGTCCGTACTAATCGGGTCGGTGTAAGCCGTCAAATCAGTGATCTTCGTCGTTGCCATGGTCAGTGCCTCGGTAAGGAAATCTTAGGCGTGGCTTAGGTCTTGATACAAGCCAACAGCGCCACGTTTCGCGGTCTTGTTTCGGTGCCGCTGTTGTTGTTGATCTGGATGCCGGTGGTATTGCTGTTGACGATTGTGGTTCCGCTGCTCACAATGCCGTGATTACGGTTGCCTGCACCCTGCGTAATTCCGCTGGAGTTCGGGTTTTCTAAGTCACAATTACTGGTGTGATCGTGCCCTGGGTCGTCGATCGTGTGGTTGTGAGGTCCAACCATTTCCGTCTGACCGCTACCGAAGGAACGCCCAGAATCAACACCTTTCCCACCGTCCCAGCCACGAACAAACTCACCACGCAAATCGGGCAAATTGAAAGTAGTAGAACCATCGCCGGAACCGTAAATAGTCCCGATCTCGTTCCACAAATCTGCGTAAGTTGTGCGGCTTACAGCAGCACCATTGCAGTGCAAAAACCCGGTTGGGGCGGTGGAAGTTGTATGCCAAATAATGCTGCCAGTCGGCATACCAGTCGGAAGACTGATTGCAGCAATCTGATCATCCACATACTTTTTCGTGGATGCCATGTTGTTGGTCGTTGGCGCTCCAACCAGCGTTAAATTGCCGGTCATCGTGCCCCCAGCTAGTGCCAAGTAATCCGATACTGCATCGTTAATTTGCAGGTAGCGGCCATCTGCAAAAGTTTGCGTAATACCGTCGGGATCAGGACGTACCCAGTTCGAGCCGTCCCACATCTTCAGCTCATCGGGCGTCTGGCTGGTGTCCTGCCATAACTGACCCAGTGCCGGGCTGCTCGGTGCTGTAGCAGCAGGGTTTGTGATGATCGACTTAGACGGCTGGAACGAAACGACCGTAAAAGTTGCACCGTTCCACACCTTCAACACAGGCGGGTTGGTGCTGGTATCAACCCAAAGCTGACCGTTGCTGGGTGACAACGGCTGGGTGCTGCCAACACTGGTGCCAAGCAGACCTAGGGCAACAGCTAAAACGTTGGCTTGGATGCGGCGGGTTTCGCTTCCAGAAACACTGGAGAACGCCAGCAGATCAGCACTTGCAATCGCCTGTGCAAGTGGTAGCTGAGAAATCCGTAAGCCTGCCATCTCAGTAACCCACCACGGTCATGTCAATCAAGCCAGCAACAGCAGTGCCTGAGCTGTTCACGCACTTTATTGTAATTGCGCTGGTTGTCTTCGAAACGACCAAAGCGTTGATCGCTCCAGTGCCGGTGTCCTGGAGTGTGATCTGCACAGATTTCACCGCCCGGAAGGTCTTGGCCAAGTTGACGGCAGTGCCGGAGCCGCTGCTGCTGACTGCTACGTCGTTCTGCGACTCGATCACATCGGGGTAATCCAGCTCGAAGCAGATTCCCTTGATCTCACCAGGGGTAACGCCATCCTTGCTCTTGATCAGGGTTTGAACGGCGTAGGTGTCTTCGATCAGTTTTTCGTAAGGCGCGTAAGGGTGCAGGATGCCCGACGATTTGCCTGACAATTCGCCTGCGGTGTAAGTCCGCTGTTCGGCAAAAATTGAATCGTCATTTTCTTGAAAGATCTCGTCGTCATCTTCCTGCAGCAATGATGTATCTGCACCAGTCAGTGCGCCAATGCTGTGCTGGTACGTCGCCTCGGCTGTGGTGGTAATTAGAACTGCGCTTTCGAAGAAGTTATTGTCGAAATTCCAGGTGTAGTAAGCCGGAAGGGTCGGGTCAATTTGCCGGACGGAATAAACCCCAGTTTCACCCGTGATATAGGTGCCATCCTGGGTAGTGACGTAAGTTCCGTCTTGGGCAACGATGTAGTAGCTATCGCTGGTTTCTGCGTTGATAAACGAACCCGGCCAAGTGGTCGTACTGATGCACTCGTCATAGACCGCGTTCTTGACTGGCGGCGCATTAACGTTCAACAAAATGTAAGCCGGAATATCACTGCGCCATTGCGTTGCATCAACCGACTTGACCATCACGGTCCAGGTGTCGGTATCAAACAGCCCGGTTTCAAACCACTGCTGCTGGGCAGAAACGCCACCGGAGTACAGCTCCAGACCTTGCTGCCAAGTGGTTTCTGGGTCGTTGTCGATCAGTCCGCCCTGCTTGTACCGGATCTGATACGAAACAATGTCAGAAACAACGCCCTGATCCCAGCTACCGAACAAGCTCAGCGGAAGCTGCCAGCTAAACCGCTTCAGGCCGCTGTTTTCATTTTCAACAACAGTAAAGTTGCCCGGCGTTGGCGGCACAATCTCCGCACGCTCCACCGTGTCGTACAGATAATCAGTCGGAGTTTCACCAAAAATTGCACTGGTAAAGGCGACCCGCAGTTGCCATTCGCCCGGTGCGTGGAACGCCACCGTGTAATAACCAGTTAGCGGTACATCGCTCAGGAAATACCAGCCATCAGACTCAGGTTCCTTGACGCCCGGAATTGTTGTTGGAACATCAGTCGGGAATGCCCAGCAGCGATAACCAGTAATTCGCTCAGGGACGGGGCACGTTCCAGCGTCAATGATCAAAAGCTGGGTGCCATCCGGCTGGTTTTGGTGCCGCACAACGGCATTAAATTCTGGATCCGAGAGATCCGGGATTGCCTCAAAATCAGTGACCGAAATCGCCACCCAATCCGATTGCTGACCTAGGCGGTTCAGCGTGGCAACACGGAACTCGTAGCCATCACCAAAAACGTGTGAATCGAGTGGCTCGTTAATTGTGGTGCTGGAAACCTGCCGAATATCGCTCCACTCCGTATCTCCAACCTGCCGCCACTGATATCGGTAGCCGCGCACCAGCAGATCGTTGGCATCGTTGACTTGGGGTGCCGTCCAGGTTGCGTTGATCTGCGCTTGGTTGTTGCGGAAAATCAGTTCAGCAGTGACATTGGTCGGCACCTTCGCGCCGGTCAACGTGAAGCGATCTTTGGGAACAACAACGGGCAGATTGTTGTCTACATAGTCAAACTTGCTGTTGTTGTACTGAAGCGCTTCAACTTGATAGATCAGCGGTTCGACTTCGCTGATAGCAATAATTTTGTACAGCGCGGCTTGTAGGTCTTGCCACTCAAGCACCCAGATCGCGCCAGCTTGGGTGTCAACAACGCCATCGCAGCGGATAACGGTATACGCTTCGTCGTCTTGGACGATGTAACCAGTCAGGCTGTCACCCGCTTGGGTCGTTATTTCGTCATCGTCTTGGGCGGTAATTGTCCGCAGTTCGCTGGCACCAGCCTGGCTGGAATAGTCAACGACGTTCAGCGTTTGGAGCTTGGGGCGAGTGGTGATGCTCCCGTCTGGATTGGTAACGGTCTCGCCATCCGGCACCACCAAGGTCAACGTGTAGGTATTGGCAGGATTAAGCGTCAGAACAGCATCTAGAACGATGCGGTTTAGAACAGTGTCAATTTCACGGACTCGACCACCAAGGCGTTGACCTTGCTTCAGTGGATCTGCAATCTGGATAACTTCACCGACACCAGCGGCTAAACCTTCGGCGCCAATGCGGAAGCTGACTTTTTCAGTTTCGTAGCGGTTAGAAAATAGTGTGTGCTTGGCTGCCCGCAGCGCTTGGCCGCGTGAAGTGACGCCGAGCAAACGGAGATCAACCGGGTTGTAGCCAAGCTTTTCCAGCAGAACATCGTCCTGCATGTATTCGGTAACGCTTGAATACGCCTGGTTGGGGTCGTCCCAGTTGGCGATAACAACAGACTTACGGGCAGTTTTGGCCGTGCCGGTGTAGCTGAAACACGGCGAGGTAACAGTGCCGTTGTCGTCAACCTCTTGGATAACGTTGGCTTCACTGAACTGCTGAACAGGAACCTGCGAGCGATCCTGCGTTAAATAAATCTGCCCTTGGCTGTAATAAATCAAGCCACGGAAACAAGAAACCAGTGCGTTTAGAACTTCGTAGACGCTTCCTGCATTTTGTAAATACACATTGCAGGTAAAACGTGGCTCTGTTCCGCCTAAACCGTTCGGTACGGTTTCATCACAATACTGACTTACGGTATAGAGATACCAGGGGTCGATTGATATGCCGGGGACATAACGCGCAACGCCAAAGCGGTCGTTAACAACGATGTCACGGAAGATCCAGGCAGGATTATCAGTCCAAGCTGTTGTAAAAGTGCCGTCCCAGATGCCGTCATAGCTTCGGAGTACGGGGTCATAGTTAGTTGGGATTTGAACCCGCTTGCCCCGCAATTTGACGGATACATCAGGAATTGTGTTGAACTGACGGGCATCAACTTTGAGCGCCAGCAACGCGGTATTTGGATAGGCAAATTTCTCGTCGATAATCTCGACGTAGCTTTGCCAAGTGATGCTGTTCTGAAGATACGGACTGGTGCTGTCGCCGGTCAGCCTGGTAACGCGAAGCGTCCAAGGTCCAGTGCCAACTAGGTCAAACTCGTAAGCTCGCTGAAACTGACTGTTTGATTTACCCGTGACCGTTGGTGATGCAACAATCGTATAAGGTCCGCCGTTTGCTGAAACTTCAATTTTGTACTGAACACTGGTGCCACCAATATCACCGTTGTCGCGGTTCTGCGATTGCAGTGAAGGGTGAGAAATAATGATCCGACAACGCTCGGTATCTGTGTCGGTGATGGTGCGGGTGATTGGACCGCTAGCAATTGTTACCGCAGTGTTGACACCGACAGCGTTTTCAGTTGTGCTGAACCCCAGCATCGGGGTTTGCGTTTCGTCCGTTCCAGTGCGGTTGTCTAACGTATAGCCGCTGTAGTTGTATGTCCCATCTTGGTTTTTAATGGGCGTTGAATCCAGATAAATATCCTCTTCTGCGCTATTCGGGAAGCCTTCAATTTCGCCTTCGCTTAGTGCATAAACTGTTTTTGCAAACGCGACCGAAAACAGGTTGTTGTCAGCTTCGGTTGGCTGTCGGCTCGCAGGCGCAACCGTAACGTTTTGAACGACCGTCTGCTGCGGGGCGGGTTGCGAACGACCACCGCCAGCACCACTGATTTCAGGCAGGTTTTTAGCGTCGTCCATCAGAGGTAATTCTGCAACTCAAGGCCAAAGCTCAACACCGGAAGACTTCCGATGATGCGCTCACCATAAAGAACAGGAACCACCTCGCCCTGCATCGTGTTGGCGTTGGATTTGTCAAACGTGAAGGATTTCAGTTGCTCTTCGCGGCTGCGACCTGAGGTAATACTGCTGCCTAAACCTGATGGTCCCAGGCCAACACCAGGCATCTTGGGAGTTGGAGTTAAAAGTTGAGCGACGCCGCCAAAAATTAACGATGCACCAATACCAAAAGCTGCACTAGATGCCCACGCACCAGATACAAATGCACCTGCAAAAGCGCCTGCTCCAAAAGTGACAAACGACAGGGCAACTAACGCAACGCCAGCAACAATTTTGCCAACAGCGCCGCGTCCCACAGGAATTGGAGCCAGCACCAAACGCTTACTCAGCGGCCATAACAAGCCTTCTTCATCCAATCCCTCAGCCTTTTCTGTCACTACGCGCCAGTTGATCCCCGCTTCGGCGCTATTCAGCATGTATTCCCGCAACCCAGGGATTTGTACGGACAATGCCCGTACAGCTTCGGCAGGGGTCTTCACCGCCAGTTGGAACCGACGCCCAAAACGTCGTCCAGCTTCACCTAACAAGCGGACCGTGACCATCAGCCCTGCCTCCTGACCACCATGTAAGTATTCTCGCGGAAATATCCGCTGTAGGCAGTCGTTCCAGACAATCTGCCAACTAGGTGCTGATACAGCATATTCGCGGCTGGGTCTTCTACTACCGCAACGTGGTTGCAGGCGTGCTGATTGCGGATGCGGAACAGGATCACATCGCCGCGCTCCAGTGGGACGCTGACCGGGATTCGGGTGAACCCTTCGGCGGCAAAATTATCCTCAAAATGCGTAAAACCTCGGGTGCTCCATTCGCCTTCGTACAGGCGTTCGTAATCGCCCATATCAACGCCCATCTGCTGCTTGTACCAGTCCCGCACGGCGGAATAGCAGTCATAGACGCCGTAGTTCCAAGGGCGGCCAACCAACCCGGCGGATTGGCGTGGATCTAGCCAGAAGGAATCACTGCCGCCGCAATTCCAAACGGCATAGGGCAGATTTAGAGCCTTGCAAGCCTTGATATCGGCTGGACTGAAACCGTTGTAATTGGCGTGGCTGTGCCAGCAGGCGGCAGCATCATCCAAAAAATCGGCGGTGTCCTGAGCGCTGATTGTGAACTGGTCTGGAACGTTGCTGGTGTTTTCGCACTCGACCACCAGACCATCGAGCAGGACAAAGCCGCAGGTCTCCTTGGGGTATGCACGCTCTGCATAAGTCCGCATTGCGAGCCGTTGCTCGGCGGTCAGCGGATTGGTCCAAGTTGAGAGGGTCATCAGCCTTGAGAATCCACGAGACCGGGGAACCCGCCAAAAGGCAAACGGCTACCGGAACCAAAACGCAAGCGACAACTACTTAATCGTTTGCCGCACACATCATCAGCCAAACTTGCAACAGCGTCATCATTGGCGTCCCAGTAGCTAGAGCCGTCATAGTGACAGCCGATCTCACTGCGGTAGATCCATTGACACTGCTCGCGCAACAGGCGACGCCCAGGGAGGGCACGGCCTTCAAGGTCAAACGGGACCGCTAACTGGAAAGTAACTGTAAGTTTGTTTTCGTTACTTTTTTGTTCAACAATCCATTGATCCGGTCCCCAGTAGGCATCAGGATCTGCAGCAGATGCGCCATCCAAATATGTAGTCAGCGTGCGAATACGCTGTACCGTTGCGCCAACCAAATCCTCGTAGGTGTTGGTAAGTCCAGTGATTGCCAAACCAACGTTGGCGAACGTGATGCTGGGGCGCTCCAGTTGACCCTTGGTATTCAGCTCAAACCCTGAAGCCTCTAACGGCAGCGCCGTATAGGTGTTGCCGTCATAAACAACGTCGTTGCCGCTCGTATCGGTCCA